ACTGGTCAATTGATTAAAAAGATGGGAGACCTGAAAGCAGATAAGTGGGATATCATAGAATTCCCGGCAATTTTAGACGATGATGAAGAGGAAAAAAGAAAACCTATCTGGCCCCAGTATTGGAAACTAGAAGAACTTGATAAAGTGAAAGCTTCTCTTGTTCCAACCAAGTGGAGTGCACAATGGCAACAAAATCCCACGCACGATGGTACGAGTATCATTAAACGTGAATGGTGGAATATATGGGAAAAGGAAGATCCACCTGAATGTGCTTTTAAAATTCAAAGTTATGATACAGCATTTTCAAAAAAAGAGTCTGCTGACTACTCAGCTATTACAACTTGGGGAGTTTTCTATCCTGATGAAGGAAATGAGACACATTTAATTTTGTTAAACGCTCGAAAAGGTCGTTGGGACTTTCCTGAGCTCAAACAAGTGGCAAAAGAAGAACTACGTCTCTATAAT